ATGAGCACCGCCAACCGTTTCGGCTGAACGAGCGAGCCTCCGTGGCGCTTGAACGGCCCGCCTGGAAGGCACAACGCAGCGCCGCATGCGCCCACGAGTGTTGTCGGAACGACAACAACGAGTGGGCGTTGAGGGACTCGAACCCCCGACCCCCTCCTTGTAAGGCAACCCACAACGAGCGCAGTGCTCGGTCGCACAAACCCACTGATTACGGGGTTTCGGAGCAACCGAAATCGCGAAGTTATGTGGTCTACAAGGAGACCAGAATGAGTAAAGCAACAACTGCACCGACAACAGGCTTGCAGGCCGTCGGCGAACGCGAACCGTGGACTCACTATCCGCTAACGGTTTCGCCAGAGGTTAACGCCGAGGTCTATGCGCTTTGTGCTGCGGCATGGGCGGTTCTTGAGCCGTACCGTACCGGCAGCGCTATCGACGTCCACGAGCAACGCGCAGCGGACCTGATGCTGTTTCAGCACAGGGTGCAGCCGTCGATTGCTAACGAGGTGACGATGGCGCTACTACACATGATCAGCGGCGCGAAAAGGTGCGCGTCCGATAGCGGGCCGGACGTGGTTGATCACACGGCCGACTACGGCGCGTCCTCAACGATGCGGGCGGACTTCCATCAAGTGATAACGGAAGCGGCTAAGCAGCTAGACGCTCTCCGGGAGCTGGTATCGCATGAACCAGACGCATCCGACCGCCAGAAGCTGGTGCAAAGTTTGCGCGTGTGGCCGACGAGTACCACCGTGGTTCGAGAATCACGGGTTCCAGATGTAGACAACTCCCCATCTGAAGATTCTCGGCAATTACGGGACTAGAGCCGCCGCTAACCCACCAGGCTCGGCGGCGAGATCATCCGCGCGACCTTCGTCCAAGTTGGACGAAGGTCGGTATCCGTGCGAGTGCCTTTGCCGGGAGCCGGTGAGAAACGTTGCACCGGCTCTTGCCAGCGGGCACTCTGTGCAATCCAACAATGGTTCGAGACTCACAGCGGTGGAGGTCCACGTTGGGGGGAACCGAACCCTACGTTGGACGCACCGGGGTCAGACTGTCTCGCGTGGCCCACGCGCCTGAGTCTCGAATTTCGACATTTGGGTGCGGCCCTCAGACTATGGCGGATCAGTCTGAGGGCCGCTTGCCTGGGTCGTGTTAGAGCACGGTGGGGACGCTTTGCGTTCGGAAGGCGTCGATGTCGACGAGTTTGGCTCCGAATCGCCAGGCGGCGTAGATACCGCGGGTGCCGTTCGGTCGCTGGTTGGCGCCCATGACGAGCGGAACCATCTCGAGGACAGTACCGGCGGAATGTTCGACGATAACGAACCGTGACCAGTCTCCGAGGGTGATGACAGCAGTGTTGGCGGCGGTTACCGCGGGGTCGATGGCGCGGCTGTTGGGGGCTTGGTCGCTGTAGAGCACCGGGTAACCGTTGAGCATGGCGGGTTGGCCAGGTCCGAGATCGGTCCACACGCTCGACGATGACGACAACGCGGTGGCGAGCTCACGCAACCCCAGAGCGGTGCCAGGGTGCATGACCCATGCTGCGGAGGCCGAGGCGAGGTGTCGGGTTGGCAGGACGGCTTGGGTGTCATACACGTCGGCGAGGGTGAGCGTTTCCGCCGTGTTGGGTGCAAGGTCTTCGCTTGCGGTGCCGTCGAGCGCGGTGATCCAGCCTTGGACGTCGTTGCCGGTTCCGGTTCCGGTGGCGAACTGTTGCTCTTCGAGGCGGTAGCGGGCGTCGGCTAGGGCCCGCTGTAGCTCGCCGGGCAGCGACGTTTGGTCCTGGCCGGCTTCGATGCTGTATTGCACGAATGCTTGAGCCTTCTTGAGTGCGGCTGAAACCGTGGCGACGGTTGGGGTGTCTTCTGACACTTCCGCCGCTTCGCCGTCCATCGAGGCAGTGATTCCGGCGGAGGTGATTCCTTGCCAGGTTGACACACCAATGGTGGCGGTGCGCGCGAATCGACGAATCGAGGTCGGTCCAGCGCTGTCGTTGGTCAAAATAAACTGCGGGTCTATCGCGGTGGGGACGAGCACCGATCCCGAACCGGCAACGGTGAGCGCGGCGCGTGTGGCGGTGGCCATTGCGGCGGATTCGTGCTGATCGAGCAGATTCGGTAGCTGCGGGTTAGCGAGGTGCTTGGCGAACGCTCGTTCATAGACGGGGTCTGATTTGGCGAGGTGTACCGCGGCGTCGGCGGGATTGGCGACCAGCGTGCGGAGATGGTCGGCTTTGGTGTCATCGATCCCGTTGATCGTTTCGATCGCTGATCGTGCGAGTGCGGGTAGTTCGGTCGGGTCGTTGACTAGATGCGGGTTATTGCGGATCGCGGTATGCGGGTCGGCTCCGAGCCGGTTGATCATTGGGGTCGTTGTGGCGCCGTCGCCTGAGATCGCGCCGCCGTTGCGGGTCGCTGTGTTGAGCCGATCGAGGCGGTCCTTACGGGTTTTGAGCGTGTCGAGTTCGGTCTCGATTTCGCTATACCGAGCGAGGTCGTCGCCGACCAGGTCGGCGTCTCCGGCACGGTCAAGGATCTCGGTTGCTTCGCTGATCAGGTTGGCGTGACGGGTTTCGATTGCCTCAAGTGAGGCGAGTGCGATGGCAGTCATCGTTCACCACTTCCTTTCGTAGATGTCGAGGCGGCGTCGCGCTACCCCGGATGCGATGTTGATGCCGCTGCGCACGCCGGTGATGGCGGCCGCAGCGTAGGCAGGCGTTTCGACAACGCTTACCTCGTGCAAAGCGACTTCGACGCGTTCGACGCTGCCGCGGTCGTTGCTCCAACGGTCGCGTATCGGTCGAAAACCGATCGAGAGGCCGTCGAGAACACCGTCGCGGACAAGTTCGAGCACTTCGTCGCCTTTGGTTGTTTCAGAGACGCGGAACTCTCCAACAAGCCCGGCAGGGTCTTCGACTAGTGACACAGCGCGACCGATCGGCAGCGTTTCGTTGTCGTGCTGGACCCGGAACTTCACTTTCGCCGCTCCGCGCTCATTGAGTGTTCTGGTGAACGAGCCCGGACGGATTGTCTCGGTGTAGGTGCGACCCCGTTCATGAACGCGGGTCTTCGTGTTGAAAGGCACCGCTAGGCCGTAAATCGTGCGGCCATCTCCATTGGAGCGCACCTCTAGCTCGGTCGGGCTGACTCGATAGAGGTAACGGGGTTTGGTGATCGTCATTTCAGGTGCTCCGGCGCGTCGAAACTCGCTATCCGGCGACCTGTGAGTCCTTGCCCACGACCCATGTCGTGGAGGCCCGGCGAGGCGTCCGACGGTTGGTGTCCTGCTCGGCGGATCTCATCACGGCGTGTGAGGCGACCGGCGGAACAACTCCGTACGAACAAGTGTACGACCATGCAATGACGGTTACAAGCACCGGTCATGCGATCGGCGCCTTGTGATCGCCAAGCGGCTGAGGCTGTGACGTGACGTGAGCACCGGCAAGGCGGCTAAAGTCCCCGGCGGTCACCGCGGCTATCACAGCGTCGGGATCAAAACCTGAACTGATCAGGGTCTGCACCGCTAGTGCTTGGGTGTTGCGGATCTCCGCCGCGTCTTTGGTGTCCTCGCGCAGAAACGCAATGTCGGAATCGTCGTACCAAAGCTGCGCCCCAGTAGGAACGTCCACCAGTTTCGCTAGCGACGCGGCTGCCATGCGCCACAGCGGCCGGATCGTGCCGTCAGCGAAACGGCGTCGGGCTTGGGCGTAGTTCGAGTACGTCGCGGACTCCAAGCCTTCTGAGAACCCGGCGATTACCGGCGGCACTCCTGCGGCCGCCGCGATTCGGGTCTCACCAGCGCCTTGAGTGGCTTTGAAGTTCATTTGCTCAAACGAATGCCCGACCGGTTGAAGGTTCACGCCTGAACCCAGAACGACCGTGCTGTAAGCCCCGTCGATGCCGCCAACGCGAGTATCGAAACGCTGCTTCATTACTTCGGCCTGCTCCTGGTTCAACGTTTGGTCACTGCTCAAGACGATGTTCGGAGTCGCACCGTTTTCGAAAAACTTCCATTTATGAACCGTGGCTGCGGTGTCGGCCTGGATCTCACGCAACACCGGAGTGAGCCACGACATGCCACGAAATGCCGCCAACGGATCAGGAATCGGGGAGTAATGCGCTACCTCGTCGACAGTGAACACCAACGGAACCGCGCTGCGATCGCCGCGAGGATGCAATAGATATCCGAGCACGTTGACGTCAAGATCAGCAACGTCCGCGTCGGAGCTCGACCCGGCAACGATCGTCACCCAATCGGGCCGTAGCCGCTGAATGCGGTCGCCGCGGCGAACTAAGTAACAGTTGCCAGCCAAGGACGCGTCTTGTTCCATGCGGGCCAGCAGTTCGCCGGTCGTGCCGTTGGGCCACGGCTGCTCGAGTATCGACAACGCTGAAGTGCCGAACAGCTCCCCCGGTTGACCGTGCTCGAAGCGACGAAACGCGAACCGGGCTTCAGACAAAATGAGCTGGCGGGCCAGCACGCAACTAAATACCGGCCCGACCGACTGATACGCGTGATGAACGTAAGCGGTGAAATCGTTGGCGATTGGTTCGCCTTCGGACCAAGACGCCGCGGTCTGGCTGATCGGATAGGACGAACCACCGAACGAAAAAAGCGGAGAAGCAAAAACGCCCCGCTCTTCGTCGGAGGTGTTCTTGCGGGTCTTACGTCGAAATGGAGACAACAAAATTTCCTAACGGTTGATCTACTTTGATGCAGTTGGCCGGCCGTGACCCGCGAGAACTTCTCGCGGGGGGAGAAACGAAGAGGGGCGGGGTCTTCAGCGCTGGTGCTGGCTTCGCGTCTGTCGTGACGACAGCGGCGCGGCCAGGGCATGGGGTCATTCGACCCGGTTCCACAGGGAGGGGTTGCGGCCGTCGATGTCAGGCCAGCCAGGAACCGCTTTCATCCGATGGACCCTCATCTCGCTGCTTGGTCCCAGAGGAATCGTGATCATCTCGCCGCTGGGGTCATCGGTGACCAGCCAGGGTTGTTCTCGCACTACACCAAGCGCGGCCGCCGTGCCTTCGTCGTAGTGGCTTTTTAGCGCGTCTTCGAGGTACGCAATGAGCGCTTCTTCTGACCAGAAGGCGAGGCACGGCCACGGGATCGTGCCGATATGGGTCAGGTTGTCGTCGTAGAGCCGCAGAGCGTCAACGTCATGGCTTGCTGTCGGCTTTGACAAGCGCTGTGTTGCGATCCCAGCCGCGTTGATGGCTATCTGGGCTTCGTGAGGGAAGCGCCGCCAGTCAGACTCGTTGAATGCGGGCATTAGGTGTTCTCCGTTGTTGGTCGTAGTCGGCGTTGGCCGGGTGGCGCTGTGATGCGTTGCGCAGCAGCAAGATGGCTGCAGCGGCGGTGATGCGTGCCCGCTGTACAGGAACAGGTCCAGCCATTCGGGTCGCAACGAACCCGGTGAGTGGTGTCGCTGGTCGTGCTTCGGCAATCCACAACGACGTGAACGTCATCGACGTTGACTACGTCGACAAAGCCTGCGCAAAGCAATGCTTCGGCCTTGGCCTCAACGCCACCAGGGTTGAGTTGAGAAATCATCCTGTTTCCTCCTCGACGCACAGGCCAAGTACCAACGCGAGTTGACAACAATCAACGCTTCGCAAACGGCGAGCGATGTTGTCTCGATCGGACGTAAGCCGGTTGATCGCGCGGTTGTGGCACTCGAGCTCGCGTTCGAGCTCGTAATGTCTGAGCCGATCGCGTTCGGCGAGCGCGCCCACGAAATCGATTAACTCCGCGTTCATGAAACCCCCTCATCAGAAACGGCCTTTTCTGGCTCTTGTGACAGGACTTGTGCAGCGAGCTGATTGACTCGGCTTTCGAGCGGGTCGGCGCCGCGGTTAAAATTCGTTTTGTTTGTTTCTTTCGTTTCGTCCTCCAGGAGGCGCGGACATTGACCCGAGATAGCGCGGACATTGACCCGAGATAGCGCGGACTTTTGCCTAGATAGCGCGGACATATTTGTTGTTCGCGCCTCCGCCCGAGCATCTGTCCGCGCCTCCACACGGCGCGGACTTTTGACCTCTGGTGCGGTGTTGTCGCTGCGTTCGCGGTGCCCAGCGCGAGCTTGGGCCCAGCGACTATTGCGCCCCTCACGCTGCTCTTTCGCCAACTGCCAATGCTCAGCCCTCGCAGTCAGCGTGAACCACCGGCCCTTACGTTTAGGGTCCAGTCCTTCGTCGACAAGCAAACCAAATTTGATCAGCTCCTCAAGTGCCGACTTCACAGCCTTGTCCGCACGACCAGTGATGCTTTTCAGCTGGCGGATCGAGGAAACCACCTCCAGCGACTCGAAGCTGGCATTTGCAGAAAGCACCAAAGCCACGCACGCTGCGGCCGCAGAAATCGGTTTGTCTCGATCGACATCGCGAAGCGCGCAGATGAGCTGCGTCCACTGGTAGACCTTCAAATCCGTCGGATCTTGAGGAATCTGGAACTCGTTCTTACTCACGGCCCGACCACCGCCACACGGCGAAGCGAGTCCCGCGTCGCCTTAATCAGCGCTCGCACCCGCCGGTCACTCTCGGATCGAGCTCGTCGGTCACGTGCAGCGCGAAGCTCTTTCGGCGTCAGGTTCGACCCGCCTCCTAGATCGTCGAAGGGCGTGGAGGTCATAGGGACGCCTTTCGCCGCCGCGCTGTCGCTGACTTGTAGGCGAGGCGGGCAAAGTGCTCCGAGCGGGCGGACTCGGCACGACGTAGGCGCTCGGGCTCGGGTAGGACCCGGTCGGGGTCGACGCGGTCTATGAATCCCTCAAGGAACTTAGCGCGTGCTTTGGCGGTGCCCTTGACTGGATCGTGAGACGCCCATTTGGCGTGAGCGGCGATCTTCGCTCTAAGCGAACGTTGCGACGGCGTCAGTTCGGACATAATGGACCAGACCTTTCGGTTCTGGTCGCTGCCCGATGCGACTCTTTGGGGGCGCCTCTACAACCCTTGTGGGAGAGGCTTTCCGGCACTACCGGGGACCGAATTTATGTTAGCACTGCGGTTTGACAATCACGAGGATGGCTTGCGAGCGATGTTGCACTTCGGGCAGGTCACGATGTCCGGCAGGCTAGCGACGACGCGTTTTGACGACTTTCGTTGGTCAGGTTTGATGGTACGGACGTCGTCGATAAGTTCGGTCCCTAGCATCCCCGGCTCGAAGAGGGTCCACCAGTCTGCCAAGATTTCATCGCTAACGGCGACGACGGTTCGGCAGACTGGACAGCGCAGGCTCGTCTGCTGGACCTTCTTGCGTCGGCGGTTCATATCCGGTCTCCTGGTGAGTGGCGACGGTGCGCGTCGCGGGCGCGGTCGGCGGCGGCGCTGGCACCGTAGCGGTCGACCATCACTCGCGAGCTCCACCCGGTCAGTCGCATGAGGTCACCTTCGGAGCCGCCGTCGGCGAGCCAGTGATGAGCGAAGGTGTGTCGGAAGCGATGCGGGTGCAGTCCGTCGATGCCGGCCTGGTTGCCGCGGCGTTTGACCATTTGGTGAACGCCGTTACCAAGCAACGGGCCACCTCGAACGCCGGTGCGGCCGAGGAAGAAGTCGGGCGTGTGAGCGTGGTCGTGGCTCTCGCGGGCGATGAGATAGCGGTCCAGTGAGCGCGCAGTCTTGGCACCGAAAGCGACCGCACGGTGTCGACCTCCCTTGCCGAGCACGTAGGCGATGCCGTCGGCGAGGTCGACGTCGGCGAGGGTGAGGCCGACGAGCTCGGCGCGGCGGATGCCGGTGTCGAGGAACATTCGCATGATGGCCAGGTCTCGGCGATCTTCGAAGGTGTCCCCGGTGCAGGTTGAGAACAACGCCTTTAGCTCCTCGACGGTCAGAACTTCAGGGGGCTGTTCGACGACCTTGGGAGGCTTGATCCCATCTACCGGCGAGTGCTCGCGGAATCCTTCCTCGACCGTGAAAGCGAAGAACAACCGCAGTCCCTTGTAGCGGCTCAGCGCGGTCCAGCCAGCCCGGCTTTCGACCTGCTCAACAAGAAAGCCGCGGACATCATCGCGGGTCACCGATGGAACCTCTGTTGGTCGATCGTGTTGCTCGAGCCACGTCGTGAACGCCTTGAGCGATTGTGTGTAGCCATCGATTGTCTTGGACGCCTTTGACTCGCTGCGAAGCGCCAACTGCCAGCTCTGCTTTGCTCGCTCAATGCGCATATATCCGCCTCCCTAGCTCCGGCCCGCTCTGTTGCCGGTGTGGCCAAGTGAGATACGAACCTTTCGCGACGGCGCGGCCGCTACTCAGGTGAAACCACAGCTCGGGCGGCGCTTCACCGGGTCGTAGCTTGGTGCTTGGTTCCTCGGGGACAGCTCGCCGAGTGGGCGCCGAGTGGGCGCCTGTGTGGCCGTGCTGACCGGTCCATGAATGAGAACATTCCTTGATCGCGCCGGATGTTGTCGGCTTACGGGCCGTGCCAGCGATAAACCAAAGGTCGAAGTTATGTGGTGTAGAAGCGATGTGCTAACCTTAGCAGCACCAACAGACACGACCGGATTATGGCCTCTGAACTGGGATTATGCAGTATTTTGGTGGGCGTTGAGGGACTCGAACCCCCGACCCCCTCCTTGTAAGGGAGGTGCTCTAGCCAGCTGAGCTAAACGCCCGGAGACCGGAAGACTATCGGGCCGCCTC